CCATAGGGGTAGATACTCGTATGCAAGTTTAAGACGAGATAGAATCTCACGGGAGGTAGCCTGCTTGTTAGCGAGAATACCAACAGTCATTGACTGGTTGAATAGAATGTAGTGGAGAATATAGGATACGATCGTGGTTGACTTACCACTTTGTCGTGGTAGTTTAGCAATCACAAAACGATTGTTGTGAACCTTCTCGACAATATCCTCTTGATAATCATAGAGTTCAAATGGAATCAAACCCTCATCCAGAGAGACAACCTTAACATACTCTTTGATAAAGTAGTTCGGATCTTGGGCGCACTTCATGTACTCTTTAATTTGTTCTTTGGTAAAGTTCTGCTCACGCCCCGACTCTTTCAAGTTAGGGTTTCCCAGATAACCACTTTTTTTATCCGTCATCCTTTGGTTCATCCACTATTTCATTAACAACCTTCTTGGTACTTCTATTGGCATTAATCAAGTTCTGTAACTCTGATGTCGATCCAATGAAGATAGAGTTGTTAGTTGTTTCATTATTTTCAACTTTGGTGACTTCCACATCCTTGACTTTCTTGTGAATGTCAATGAGATCCTTGTTCACATCGGCAACAGTCTTGATGAGTTGAGCAACGACTTCATAGGCGCGGGGATGCTCACCCTCTTCTGCTACGTTCATAATACCCTGAATGGCATCCTTACCGTTATCGATAAGATCCATCAGGTTCTTTCGTGTAGCAAGATAGTCCTTCTTGAGATCAGGATCCTTAATATCCTTATGATCGACTGTGATCTCAGTTGGTTTCTTCTTGACTATCTCTTTCTTTTCTTTTTCTTCAAAGTCCACGCCTAAGGCCTTTGCTAGATTTTTATTGGGATCCATAATAATTCCTATCCGTATGTGGGACCAATATAGTTCCCGTAATTATCTATCGCTCCAGTTTGTCCATGAACTCCTACTTCGTAAATATGTTGATATGTGTCATAGGTTTGTCCTGCGGTAATACCAGAAATTCCACCACAAACACCAGTCTCTATAAATTCATACGCTCCTGACTTGCCTTCTAGATAATCCCAAGTCCGAAGATTTGCAATTCCAATTAGTTTCGATGTCTTCTCTGGTCCATAGACGTATGTCTTGGCAGTAAAATCAAAAGTCAAAAGAATATTTCTTCTAGTATCAAAGTCACCATCATAATCCTCTGCGAGTGTTACATCGTTGAGGATAATAGGAACATCTACTTTCTTGTGCAGGTCAGTAAAGTTTATTCTAATATTAAAGTCAGGTGAAAATAATGGAAGAACTTGTTCCATAATTTGAAAACCGTCATCCATATTTCTCACCATGGCATAAAGAGAAAAAGTAACGTTATATGGCACTTCTGAATACGAAAAGGTAGTTGATCCATCTGTTGATGGAGTAGCCCAAGTTTGATTTAACCTATTCTTTATTCTACCAGAGTCATATGATATCGCTGTAATTTCAAACGACATTCTAGGTAATGTAATTTGTACGCTAGTTTTATCTTCGTTGATACTGCTCGGCTGATCCAGACGCATTAAGAATTTTTCTGAAGGTCCATACGCAAGAGGAACTCTAATTCTATCAACCTGATCACCTGCTCTGTTAGTTCTTTGGATTACTATGTTATCAAACAGAGATCCAAAGCCAACAACTAACTTTCTTATTGCTGCATTATAGTAAGTACTGAACATTAATAGTTACCCTCCGAGAATGGATCAGTTTCGGAGAAGTCTAGGATGCTTTGTTTCTCGACACCAAAGGTATTAGCATCACCGTCAGGAACATTACTAACAATATTTTCTGGAATTACAAGGTTAGTACTATCAGAATCGGTTAGATAGTATTCTGTATCCGAGTTGCTACCTCTAACTGTTTCTGAACCATCAGTTATAAACGAACCGCTCGTACTCGATACTGTTAGTTTACTTGTTGCCAGTGACCAACCAACTACGGTTGCAGAAGCAGTTGCCTGTCCTAGTGTCGCACCCGTTAGTCCAGCGGCTTGGAATACTGTTTCACCTAAGTAGTAGCCAGGTCCAGAGTTGACCGCTGTTCCTACTGTGAACTCTGTTGCGTATTCCTTCGTGTTGTGTAGTTGATCTGGACCACAAACACCAGTCTGGAATTTCTCTAATGAGTAAGTGAAGAGTTCGGCTTGAATTAAGTAGGTTTGATTTTTACCCAACTGATAGAATGGATTCTCATGCTCTACGAAGTTAATCTCAAAAAGATAATTACCGAAGGGGAAGAAGATAAGATCTCCTTCTCTTGGTCTATCGACATTAGTTTCTAGATTGCTAATTTCATCCACGAACCTTCGTTTAGAAACAACCATTTCAACTTTGTCTTTGATCTCAAGACCATACTTGGCTAAAATATCACCCTCTCCTTGGAACCCATCGACACTCTGGAGGTACATTTCAATTTCATATGTCTTTGTGAATTGACTAAGAACATCCTCTCCGAAGAGAAGATCCTTCTTAACATATTCTCTAGGAAGATATAGAACATCCATACCCATCGTTTTGATTGCTTCGATGGTTAGATCTTCCATTAGAGTTTGTTCTGGAGCAGAACTTTTGAAGTTGAAGTATGGGTTTGTTGCCATTTATTATCCCGTCATAAAATCGATGGGAAGTTCGTATTGTAGTCGAATTTCTTCTTCTAGTCTTTCCACCTCTTGCTCTGCTTGTTGATAAATTTCTCCACCCTTTAGGCTTACTCCGCCAGGTAATTGAATTCCATCGTACTTGAGCATGTTCATCCCCCACTGTTTCTTAAGTAGGGCAGTAAAGTATTTCTTAAGCATTCTATCATTAAATATCTCAGTGTAGATATTTGGATTCAAGGCAGCGTATGCTTCGACGATGATGTAGTCACCGATAGTTGCATCGTTTGTCCAGTCCATATCAATGTGTAATTTGTTTGTTACTTTACTAAAACGTAAGGACTTGTCGGGATTGAAGAAGTCATTGATCAGACTATGATATCTTCTAAAAATATCATAAGAAGCAAGAGGTTCGGATCCGCCACCGAAAGCATTTCCTGTGTTGATACCAAACACATCGTTTAATGCCCACTGGTAACGAATATCAAACATGTTGGATGAGGAGGATTCCATACGAAAAATTCTAACCACAGACACAATGTCTGATCCATCGGGTCCACTTCCTGTAACGCCATCTACGGGTGGTAGATTTGACGTAGAAATATATCGATTTGAAACATCTGTTGAAGTTATTTGATGCTTGAAATAACAACGCTCAACACCATCGAAGTGTCGTTCTGTAAAGAATTCAAGTGCTTCGTCTAAACGATCTTCTGCCTGCTGGTAATCTACATTAATTTCAACAACAGGTGCGCCCAATTTACGCATGGCGTAATCGATAATTTGCTCTCTTGATGCAAGACTACCCATATGAGAACCTCCTATGTTCTTAAGTATGTATAAGAACATAGGAGGCGCTATGGATTTCGATTGTTTTTATTACTTGACGTTGGGTGGTGGTGCTTGGTTAATTGTAACCTGAACCGCTTCTACATCTTTCATATCCATCTGTTCAATGTAGTAACGTCTAGTGATAGGATTATTTGCCTCATCAGAAGAGGATGGTTCGTAGTTACTGAATCCAGGCATGTTTAAAGGACAAGAAACTTTAGGATAGTCTAGTTTACCATACTCATCATTTTCGGCAACTAACCAAGTTTGCTTCCTATCTCCACAACCACAACCACCACAATAAGATCGTTCTGAATCTACTTTACTTTCTCGTAGGTACTCACAGGGTGGTAGTTCTCCACTTCCCTGACACGAAAGAACACGAAGTTGCTTAGTTTTCCTATCGATTTTATTGTTCGCTAGACCTCTTGATGCCATTGCGGCAGCAAAAGAACCTACCATACCAATTCTATCTTTTAGGGTTTTCTTTTTTATTTCCTTTGCAGGAGCAAAATTTACATCTTCTTTTTTTTTGTTCTTCTTCTTTTCCGCATCAAGCCGTCGTTGGATATCTGATTCTGACATGTAAACTCCATCAAATTATAAGGGCTAGGTTATTGTAAATATCCTGTGGGATAGCATCTTGTAACGCTTGTCCTAAATCACTTTCCCATCTTACACTAGTATTTATACCCGTCAAGATTATTCTTAAAGTTTCTCCACCAGAAATATCAATTCCTTGTAGATCTGCTGCTGTTGCATTCTGGAAAAGATACTTGAGCAATTCTAGAACACTACTCGAATCATCTGTTGCACTTTCTGTGACTTGACTGAAATCGATTTCCTTGCAGTATATTGCCGATCCACTTGCTCTCGTTCCAAGATCACCAACGGTTGTGAAATTGGTTTGAGTGAACTTAGAGACAACTGTGATTGCTACTGTTTCTGCTAGGTTACGAGCGAAAGCGTCATAGTTTAAACCGCTGATAGTGTTCTTTCTGAAGTTTAATTTAGTGATGTAAGTTGGTTGAGGAATTATGGCTCCGTCATCTGGATTACTTCCGCCCCTAATACTATCTGGTAAATCACCTGTTGTGAGTGTTCGGTTTACGAGTGTAGGTAGAACACAGTCTGTAAGTGAAGTGGCTTCATTGAAAGTGTTACTTAATCCAAGATAACTTATCGAGGGAGTTCCTGAAATCTTTACACTGTTTAATGGATTTCCTATGAGTTCGATAAATGACAGATATGGTTTAGTTGATAAATCAATATCAGTTATGTTACATCTATTAACGTTGAAACTTTGTATCTGTGGGAAAGAACCCTGAATAGAACTTAAATTGGTATTGTAACTAGTCCTTAAGTCTGTGAGATAAATCTTATCTTCGCTGCCAAAATCAATATTACTCAAATTATTATATGACAAATCTAGTTCTGTTAGGTATGTAAGAGATGATAGATCATAAGATCCTGTAATGTTATTACCATTTAAATTTAAACTTTCAATGGCAGGAGCATTATCGAAAACAAGTCCTGATAGATTACTACCTCTTAGATCCAAAATTCTAAGTAGTGGTAATTCCGCCGCTTCAAAATCTGACTGAAGGGTAGTCCAATTATCTCCTTGTACACCAAACTGTCTTAGATTTGACATACCTTCTAGATTAACATAAGTTATCTTTCGATGTGATGCTGGTGGAGCGTTATCAAAACCAAATCTTGGTTCATTTAAGATGAGACTGGTGATACTGTTTGTTGGTTGATTTGTTTGAAGAACCTTTCCACGAAGAGCCTTTGAAGTCTCGAATGTTCTTGTGATTGGGAAAGGTTCTTTACCATCTATTCTATAAAACAGAAGTGATTTGCCTTCAATTAATATAGAATCTAGGAATGATCCTTCTTCTCCATCGACTCCAGTTCTGATGAAGTCTCTGAATGGTACATGATACCAGTTATACTTTTCTTTGGATAGTTCTCTTGAGTCTGTAAATATCTGAAGCAACGAAGGCGTTTCCGTTGCAGGCTCTAGACTATACAAACCAAGAACACTATCTTTGTAACCATTAGCAGGATTGAATAATGGAATAGCAGAAACTGTAGGATCTCCACACTGAGAACCAGCCCAAATATCATTTAGATCTTGCGTATCAGTTCTTGCAAAAATACTCACAACGTTTGGATTAGAGGCACTTGGATTGTCTGATTCTTTGCACTGACAAACTGCGGGATTTAGTGAACCACCAAACTCACTCATATCTGTTGTAAGGAAAGCAACCTTACCACAATCTCTGCTGTTTCCATTCACATCTGTACAAACCGTTCCAGGCCCGTGGAAGAAACCATTTAGTGCCTCACACTCAGGGAAAGTTTTTCCATCAAGGCAATTAGTAGAGGAGGTGCAGCAAGATCCAGTCGCTACAGGTTCTGGGTATGTTGAATCATATTCTTCACAGGTTTCGCATGTGTTTACCCATGTTCCGTAATTAGCAAAACAATCCTTGCTAGTAAAACCACTTAAGCACGCTCTTTGTGTACCTGTTTTAAACGTATAAAAGGTTTCATTTTGACCACTAACACTTCTGTAATGTGAACCAGTTTGTGTTGTGTCAAGAAGACAAAGACCCAGAATGTCTGGAGTTTCATTTACACCTTCTGTGCAGTCGGTACACTTTTTACCTGGCGTCCACTCTCCTCGCAAAAAGTCATCATCTGCTAGATAAACTTCATCAACACCTTCTGAGGCATACACATCTTTTCTTCTTGCTACTACTTCATAACATTCATATTCTGTTCTCATATCTTGACACTCGACGTTATCAACACTCTCACCTGGCTCAAAACTATCTGCGTTTTGAATATTATCAATTACATAACAAGTTCCAGCGAGTAGTTTGGCTCCTACTCCAGAGGTCAGTGTGTCTGCCAACAACTTACCAGTCACAGGCCAGTTTGTGATCTCATCACAATAAATTCCTGCTTGCCAAATACCCTTCAATGTTGCACATTGATCAAATGTCTTCGACTCACATCTCCATCTAGTATTATCTGGATTAGTATCATACCACTGACAACCTCCCCACATAATTCCCTTGTTTATATCACCATCGAGTGAAGTAACAATACCATCATCTCCCACGCATGTTTCTTCGTCAGGATATAGTTCAACAAGAACAGACTCTCTTGGTTTTAAGTAAGTTCTTCTGAAGTCGGCTCCTTCGTTTCCAGCAGCATCACTTAATTGATCTAACTCTTCGTCCGTATATTTTGGTAGTTCAGCACCAGACCACCTTCCATCTGGTGTGTAATATTTTGTCGTTGTTGGTTTGGAGCAAACTACACCAGATGATCCAAGTGTGGTAGGGTCTCGTCTAACGGGAGTTCTTGTTTCTCCAATCAACTGATCTGTTATGCAGTTATAGTTACCACCAACATTACAGTCTGTCCCTTGACCCTTCCACGAACCACCGTTGTTCAAACAATCAACCTCAGTTAAAATACCAAGACATTTTTGTCCCTTACAACAGGAGCCAATCTCTTGTGAACTTGGTAGTCTTTGAGATCCACAAGGATTAGAACTACATGTAACTTCTAGTTCGGTTAAAATTCCATCATGATAAATTCCACCTAGTTCTAAACAATAGGCCTTGTTGCATGTATCAAAACAACCCTCATCGATACAGCAGGCTTTCTTTGTAGAATCTAGGGCTGTTGTCTCAACACAAACTTTACCACCATAAAATACAGCATCAAAGTTTTCTGTATCAATACAAAAATCTTCTGTTACATTTTCTATGCAACCAGAACACCGTACACATGCACCATGTTGATCTGAGTTGAAGTTATTAAGACCTTGATCATCAGGTATGCCACTGTCCTCTACAGCAGGACATGGGTCTTGCACACAGTCAGAACCTTTACCTCGAAACAAGCCAAGTTCTCTTTTACACTCCAAAAACTTGATGTTATCTTCACAAACAAATTCATCAGTACCTGGCTTTAATTTACAACATGCACCAACGTCGTTGGGGTCTGGTTGATTTCCTTTTGATCTTGTTCTAAACTCAATGGGCATTCATGTCACCTTAGTTTGAAACTAATAACTGTAGTATTATTTAGTGTGGTTCTATTAACCTCGCATGTAGTATTTATCTGTCTAAAATCTACGCTGCTTTGATTACTTGCTGTACTTTGTCTGTTTACATTTGAGATGTAGAAAGGAGAAGCATAGCCTGGACTTGGATTACCACTTCCATCTCTTAGTCTTCTACCAAAGACTTT